GAGGGCCTTGAGCCCTCTTTTTTTATTCTTCGTGGTCGCGAACCTTACAGCCGAGATCCACAGGATCCATGCGGAGGTAACCGAAGACGGCCTTCCGTCGTTGCTCTGACTTGGCAGACCCGCAGTTCGGACAACCGTGCCCGCACACCGAACAAAAAGCAGGAGGACTCTCAAAAGCCCGAATGACCCGCTTCTTGTGCTCCTCCCGGCAATGCTCAAGCCACTTGGCCCTCCAACCCCTGATTGCGATCAACTCATCGATCTTTTCGATCACGTGCTGCGTGACTTTACGCCCCTTGACGGCATTGAAAAAGGTACCGCGGCTAAGGTCCAAGCCATCGGCTGCCTCCATGTCGTACAAGCGACTGATGTTGGGCTGACCAGTTCCATGCTCACTGGCCCATACGATGATCTTGACGGTGTCCAGGTCCAACGGGGACGTGGCTTCAATTGGTCTTGACATTGTTCTTCTTCCTTGGTTTGGGATCTGACGTTGCAGTCTCGGTGGTTTGAAACACGTGCTCGTTAAAACAAACACGCCTGCGAAGAATGGAGTTGTCCTTCATGTTTCTCGTCTCCCTGACCTCTGTTGGTGCCTTGCAGAGCGGGCAGCGCATCACTTTCTCCTTTCTTCATTGCCGGGAGTTAGATTATACAGCAATTTGTGCAAGTTATGCTGTGTTCGGGAGCCAGGGAGACCAAAAAAGCTATAGATGATATTTTTAGGCTAAACAGAGTGTATCAATACAACCTATTTGCAGACGCGGGGATCTCCTCTTTTGACGAGCGAACGATAGTAAGAATTGATTTTAAGTGTATTGATACACTCTGTTATCGTCTAGAAAACACTCTATAGGGAATTTGGGGTCGCTTGTTTACGTGATCTCGCAGTCCGTATTAGAATATTTGCATCAAATCACACGGAGTGCAAAAAATGGCTTTCAAGAAAGGCGTGGCCACTCCTGGTGCCGGAAGGCCCAAAGGCAGTGTCAACAAACGCAACGTGCAGCGTCAGGAGATTTTCGACAAGATTGTCGAGAAGCACGGAGATCCTCTGGAGGCGCTGGCAGAGATGGCCTTTGACCCTAACCACGACCTGTTGGTCCGCAAGGATTGCTTGAAGGAGCTGGTGCAATATGGCCACGCCAAGAAGAAGTCTGTCGAGATCACCGGACCCGATGGCGGGCCGATTGAGGCAAGGCTTGAGCTGGTCGGCCAGATCACCGAGCTCATTGGCAAGCTGAACGCTGGCGGCAAATGATTCTTTCCAAGGCCGAGCTGACCACCATCCAGTCCAACCTATCGGTCCTGGACTTGGAGGACCTTGCTCACATCGCCTGGAAGCTGAAGTGGAAGTCCACAGCCCGAGACCAGCAGATGACGCCGCCCGGAGACTGGGGCATCTGGCTGATCTTGGCCGGCCGCGGTTTCGGTAAGACTCGGACAGGGGCTGAGGACATAGCTAGCTATGCCGCCGACAACCCTGGCGTGCGCTGCGGGGTCATAGCACCAACCTCAGGTGACATCAGAGGCGTTTGCTTTGAGGGCGAATCGGGGATCATGGGTGTCATCCCGCATTACCTGGTTGAGAACTACAACAGGTCCATCGGAGAGATCACCCTGAAGAACGGCTCGTCGATCCGCGGTTTCTCGGCTGAGGAGCCCAGTCGTTTGCGCGGTCCTCAGTTTCACCGAGTGTGGTGTGATGAGCTGGCTGCTTGGCAATACGTAGAAGAGACGTGGGACATGATGCGATTTGGTCTTCGCTTGGGCGATGATCCACGGGTCGTCATCACCACGACTCCTAAGCCCATTGAGCTGGTCCGTAAGCTGCTCAAGGATGCTGCCAAGAAGAACAGCCGGATTCACGTCACCAGAGGGTCTACCTATGACAACGCCGCGAACCTTGCAAAGTCCTTCCTTGCTGAGATCACGCAGTACGAGGGAACCCAGCTCGGCCGACAAGAGATCCACGCCGAGGTTATTGACCCCGAAGAGACCGGCATCATCAAGCGAAGTTGGTTCAAACTCTGGCCAGCCGAGAAGCCTTTGCCGCCTCTTGACTACATCGTCATGAGCCTTGACACAGCGTTCACGGAGAAGTCCATTGACCGCAAGAGCCATGATCCTGACCCAACCGCGTGCTCTGTCTGGGGCGTCTTCAGGCACGAAAAGAAGCCGGCCTTCCTGCTGCTCGACTGCTGGCAAGATCACCTGGGCCTGCCCGCCCTGATTGAACGGGTCAAAAAGGAGTGGCAAGTCCGGTACGGCGACGAGGACTTTAGGCCCATGATCAAGCCGCTGCTTGGTCCAAAACAATCAATGTTCGGTGGCAAATCGCCCGACCTGATGATCATCGAGGACAAAGGATCTGGCATCAGCCTGCGTCAAATGCTGGCTCGTGAGGACATACTGGCTTATCCCTACAATCCGGGCCGTGCGGATAAGCTACAGCGATTGCACGCGGTATCGCATTTATTTGCACACGGATTCGTTTGGGTTGTAGAATCTGATAAACGGCCTGGGAATCCACGTTCCTGGGCCGACCCTTTAATCTCGCAGCTGTGCAGCTTTCATGGTGAAGGATCGATTAAGCATGACGACTTTGTGGACTCAACGACCCAAGCACTTAGGCTGCTTGCAGATCGCAATAGTCTCTCAGTCACCAGAAAAGCTGAAGACAAAGTTGAACGGGAAACCAAGCCGAAGCTTGTGAACCCTTACGCGATCTAACCGGAGTATTGAATGGCTGAGAACGAACAAGAATATGGCGAGATGTACGAGGTTGACGACGACTCTAAGGTCCGCGATACCGAAGACGGCGGCGCGATGGTCACTCTCGATGACTCACCAACACCAGCCGAATCCGAGTTTTACGCTAACCTGGCCGAGACGATGCCGAGTTGGGAGTTGTCAAACCTTGGCTCCGAACTCTGCGATATCCTAGAAAAAGACAAGGAAGCGCGCAAGAAGCGCGATGAGCAATACGAAGAGGGCCTGCGTCGAACAGGCCTTGGTGATGATGCCCCAGGCGGCGCATCGTTCACTGGAGCCAGCAAGGTCGTGCACCCAATGCTGACTCAAGGATGCGTGGACTTCTCTGCCCGCGTCATGAAAGAGCTCTTTCCACCTGACGGTCCTGCAAGGGACAAGATCATTGGTGAAGTCACCCTGGACAAGCAAGAAAAGGCCCAGAGACTTGTCAAGTTCATGAACTGGCAGATGACCGAGCAGATGCCAGAGCTGCGGTCCGAGCTTGAACAGCTGTCCACTCAATTGCCTTTGGGCGGCGGTCAGTACCTCAAGATCACGTGGGACACGAACAAGAAGCGTCCTGTCCCCCAGTTCGTGGCAATTGACGACGTCTACCTGCCGTTTGCTGCGACCAACTTCTATTCTGCCGAGCGCAAGACTCATGTGCAGTACTTGACCCGCATCGAGTATCAGAAGCGCGTCGAGTCTGGCATGTACATGGATGTGGACCTGATGGCCAGTCCGTTGCCGCCCGATGAGTCCAAGGCCGAGACCGCCAACAACAAGATCGAGGGCCGTCAAACCGACAGCTACAACATCGATGGCTTGCGGACCATCTACGAGTGCTACATCATCCACGAATTTGATGATGAATACGGCTTGGCTCCGTACATCATCAGCCTGGACAAGGCAACCCAGAACGTGTTGGCGATCTATCGCAATTGGGAAGAGGACGACAAGACCAAGCAAGAGATGCAATGGATGGTGGAATTCCCATTCGTGCCTTGGCGTGGTGCTTACCCGATTGGCTTGACGCACATGATTGGCGGCCTAAGTGCCGCTGCGACAGGTGCTTTGCGAGCCTTGCTTGACTCCGCCCACATCAACAACTTCCCAGGCTTGCTGAAGCTCAAGTCAGGAACCGGCGGTCAAACAGACCGTGTTGATCCGACAGAGGTCAAGGAGATTGAAGGTTCGTTTGGCCAAGATGACATCCGCAAGATGCTCATGCCAATGCCTTACAACCCGCCAAGCGCGGTTCTGTTTCAGCTGCTCGGCTTCCTGGTTGACGCCAGCCAAAACGTTGTTCGCACCACGTTTGAAGAACTGGCTGACAGCAATGCCAACACGCCAGTCGGCACGACATTGGCCCGCATCGAGCAGGGCATGGTGGTGTTCTCAGCAATCCATGCGCGTCTGCACGACTCCATGGGCCGTGTGATCAAGCTGCTGTTCCGCCTGAACAAGACTTACCTGACAGAGGCCGAGGTTTACGACGAGACCGGTGAGTTGCTGGTCAAGCGCGCCGACTTCGAGGGCCCGATGAATGTCGTGCCTGTCAGTGATCCCAACATCTTCAGCGAGGCGCAGCGGTTTGCTCAGGTGCAGGCTGTCATGCAGCGGGCCAAGGAGATGCCTCAGCTGTACGACCTCCGCAAGGTCGAGGTTATGTTCCTTGAGCGCCTGAAGGTGCCCCAGGGCAAGGACCTGTTGCTGCCAGCGCCTAAGCCATTGGAGCTGAACGCGGTTAACGAGAACATTGCAATGACGATGCGGCGTCCTGTTGTGGCGTTCCCTGAGCAAGATCACTTGGCTCACCTGCAAGTCCACTTGGACTTCTTGACCAACCCGATGTTCGGCAACAACAAGGCCATTGGCCCTGCATTCATTCCCATGATGCTCGACCACATCAAGGAGCACATGGTCCTCTGGTACGCGACGCAGATCTACAACGAAGCCTCTGATGCTGCCCAAGTAGACATTGGCGAGATTCAAAAGGATGCGACGACCGAAGAGAAGCAGTCGCTTGACAAGCTTTTGGCTACGACAAGCCAAGTGGTGACCAAGCAAAGCCAAGAGGCCTTTGGCCAGATTCCGCAGATCATTGACCAGGCCATTCAGATGTTGCAGCAGATGCAGCCTCCGCCGCCGCAAGATCCTTCTGTCCAGATCGCTCAACAGCAGTTGCAGAACCAGCAGGCCAAGGATCAGGCCAACGCGCAAACTCAGCAAGCTAAGCTGGCCCAAGACGCCCAGCTCAAGCAGGCCGACATGCAGCAACGCAGCATGGACAAACAGGCCGACATCCAATCACGCATTGAGGCCTTGCAGATGCAGCTTCAAATCGAGCAGATGCGTCAACAGGCCGAGGACCAGCGCACACAAGCCCAGATCCGTGCTCGCATTGAGATGAACGAGTCCGACAACCAAACAGCCAAGCAGCTTGCAGCCCTTGAGGTTGCAACTGGCGAAAGAATCGGTGTCTCCACGGGCACTGGTATCAACCCCAATCCACGTTAAGGAGCAATGATGGTAGCAATCAGCCTACACAAGCAGATGGCCATGGGTAAAGGTTACCCTAAAGCCAAGAAGGTGTCAAGCGACCCTTCGCCAACCCCTGGTTTGCCCGACGCAAACTACAAGACCGTGCCCAAGATGAAGGTCGAGAAAGTCACAGGCGAAGGCGGCGGTAATGGCGGCACAAACAGCCAACGCGGCAAGGGTCCTAACCAGATCTCCACCGTCATGGGCGGGCGCCGCTAAGTGCTAGCAAAAATCATCACGACGATCCGCGCCGAGCAGCAAGCACTGGCCATTGAGGCCATCAAGGTGCAGCCAGCAGAAGGCAAGGACATCAGCTTCGAATACGGTAAACGTCAGGGCGTCTACGCAGGCCTTGATCGCGCCGTCCAGCTGATTGAACGGATCTATCGTGACATTGAAAACGACCAACGAGATCTTTAACCCCAGCATACGGAGAAGCGAATGCTACTTGAAACCCCCATGTCCTTCAACTACGCCTCATTGGACGAGGCCTTCCCAGCTGTTGACTGCGGTCACGAGCCTTTGGGCTCACGCGTGATTGTGCAAGTCCGCAAAGCCAAGAACCAGACGGCAGGCGGCATCTACATCCCTGAGGAAGCACGAAAGACAGAAGCCAGCAATACCCAGATCGCCAAGGTCGTGGCAATCGGTTCATTGGCTTACAAGAATCGGAACACCATGGAACCGTGGCCTGAAGGCTCGTGGTGTGAAGTTGGTGCCTACGTCCGTGCACCCAAATACGGCGGTGATCGCTGGTCCGTAAGGTCCGGCGACGAGGAGATCGAATTTGTGATGTTCAACGACCTTGACATTCTTGCCAAGGTTACTGGAGATCCCACTGCGATCCGTGCATTTATCTAACTGCTGAAAGGAGCAGGCAATGGCCGGAGAAAACATGCTCATCGAAGATGATGAGGACCAAAAGAAGGGTAAGCCTCAGGAAGTCGAGTTCGTCCCGGTTGACACCAAGCAAGGTGACGATCAAAAGGACGAGGACGATGACCACCCAGAGGACTCGCGTCTCTCAGAAGACAATGAGGACCGAGAAGAACTGCGCCGCAAGCGCCGCGAGGAAAAAGCCGAGCGCGCAGAGCGTAGAAAACAGGCGATTGAGCGAGACAAGACCGAGCTCAACTTCCTGAGGCAGCGGAACGAGTCGCTTGAAAAGCGCATGTTCCAAGTCGAGAAGTCTGTCGTTGGCAACGCGATCTCAACCATCGATGCCAGGATTGCAGATAGCTTGGCCGAAGTTAAGGCCGCCGAAAGAATCATGGCCCAAGCCATCGAAGCCGGAAACGGTGAAGATGCTGCCAAGGCGATGCGAATTCGTGACCAGGCCATGCAGAAGGTGCAGCAGCTTCAGGTCCATAAGCACCAGCAAAATCAAGTCGCCCAAGACTTGCACCAGCAGGCCCAGGCACCGGCTCCCCAGTCAGGACCTGACCCGGAGATCGCGAGCTTCGCCCAAGACTGGGTGTCCAAGAACCCCTGGTACGATCCGAACGCGAAAGACGAGGCGTCGAAGATCGTCCTGGCGATAGATCAATCTCTTGTAGAAGCTGGCTATAATCCAAAAACAGAGGCATATTGGCGCGAGCTTGACAAGCGCGTGGCCAAGCGACTGCCAGACATGAAAGCAGGCGGTAACTATGACGACAGTCAAGATGACGATCGCCGCGGACAGCGTAGAGGTCCGCCCGTTGGTTCCAGCAGGGACCAGGCTCCGCAGTCTTCCCGCCGTGAAGTCTACATCTCCCCAGAACGAAAGCAAGCGATGATCGATGCTGGTGTTTGGGAAGATACCGTCCTGCGTCAGCGATACTTGAAACAGTACGCTAAGTGGGATCGTGAAAACAATTCATCTCGCTGAAAGGAGTGAGGAACATGAACGACGAACGCCTAAAAAAATCCCCTGATCTCGTCCGCCAATCACGTGGAGCCACAGACCGCAATGTGACTGAAGAGCGTGCCATTAGCGACGATGATCGTGTTGAGATGTTTAGATCTCAATTCTTTCAAGACGCATTGCCAGATCTACCAAGGATCCCTGGCTTCCACACATGCTGGTTGACCACCACTAACCCCCGAGATTCCATTCAACAGCGGATCCGGCTGGGGTATGAACCAATTAAAGCCGAAGACGTGCCTGGCTGGGAATACGTAACCATCAAGACAGGCGAATGGCAAGGGTTTATTGGTGTCAACGAGATGCTCGCATTCAAGCTGCCTTTGTCTCTCTATTCGCGATTTATGCAAGAAGCTCACCATGACGCTCCTGCCCGCGAAGATGAGAAGCTTCTGTCGGTCTTGGACAGTATCAAAGAGTCCGCAGCAGCCGCGGGAGGACGTGTGGTTGAGGGTGATGGTATTGCTGCTTTGCGCGAAAATCCTGGTCGAGCCAAATTTGAAGAGCTTTGACCGGTCCACAAATTCTCTCATGAGGAACAAACATGTCTACCACTAGCACACCGTTTGGCTTCCAGCCCGTTTACCACGCAAGTGGTTTCGTGCGTCCGGCAGCCTTTACGCTGGCGAATAACGCGGCAGTGACCCTGTTGCAATACCAACCTGTGGCGATTAACACGTCCACTGGTGTTGTGACTCCGGCCACCGTTGGCGATCCGTTCGTCGGCACTTTCATGGGTGTTGAATTCACCGACGGCGATGGCCGCCGCCGTGTTTCCAACAAGTTCCTTGCGAACACCCCTGCAACTGAGGTGACCGCGTACATCACGCGTGACCCTTCTATCGTTTATCAGATCCAAGCCAATGGACCTGTGAACATTAGCAACATCGGCAACCAATACAACTTCGGTTCGATCACCGCCGGTTCTACCGTCGTGGGTCTCAGCCAAGCCGTGTTGGACACCGCTTCAGTTGTTGCTTCAGGTAGCACTGCCCAAATGCGCGTGATCGGTATTACACCCGGTCCCGACAATGATTGGGGCGATGCTTTTACGATTGTCCAAGTTCAGATCTCTGAGCATCAGGACGTTGCCACCATCAACGCTTACTAAGGAGCTAAAAAATGGCTGTCCCAATGCGCAGTACGGACTTTCGGTCCATCGTCGAACCCATTCTGAACGAAGAGTTCGATGGCTTGTATAACCAGCGCGCTGACGAGTGGAAACAAGTTTTCTCCGAGCGTCAAGGTATCCCCCGTAACTACCACGAAGAGCCCGTCCTGTACGGTTTCGGAGCGGCTCCTGAGTTGCCTGACGGCATGCCAGTGACCTACCAATCTGGTGGCGTCCTGTTCAATGCTCGTTACGTCTACAAGGTCTATGGCCTGGCTTTTGCCTTGACCAAGGTCCTTGTGGAAGACGGCGACCACATCTCGATTGGTCAGACCTACGCCAAGCACTTGGCCCAGTCGCTGATTGAGACGAAAGAAACCCTGTGTGCCAACATCCTGAACCGTGCTTTCAATAGCTCGTATGTGGGTGGTGACGGAGTGTCGCTGGTTAACTCCGCGCACCCCATTGCTTCTGGCACATTTAGCAACGTGTTGACTACTGCCGCCAACCTGTCGCAGACCTCGCTTGAGCAGATGCTCATCCAGATCCGCAACGCCATTGACAACAACGGCAAGCGTATCCGTTTGACCCCGCAGAAGCTGGTGCTGAGCCCTAGCAACGTGTTCCAAGGTGAAGTGCTGTTGAAGTCCGTCCTGCGCGCAGGTACCGGCAACAACGACATCAACCCGATCAACTCGATGGGCATGATCGACGGCGGCCAAGCCAACCTGTCTCGTCTGACTTCTACCACTGCTTGGTGGGTTCAGACGGACGCCAAGGTCGGCCTGCAGCTGATGATGCGCCGCAAGCTTGAAAAGAGCATGGAGGGTGATTTTGAAACCGACTCTATGCGCTACAAAGCAACCGAGCGTTACATTCCAGGTTGGACAGATCCACGTACCATCTACGGTACAGCAGGTCTGTAAACAAGAAGGGGGCGAAAGTCCCCTTCTTTTCATTTTTAATTTGTCAAGCTTTTCAAGGAGAAGACACCATGCCTCAATTTTCAGACGACCTTTTTTTAGGTTCTTCACAAACATTCATGGGCACTGGCTTGCGCAACGCCAGTTCCACTTTCACTGGTAGCATTACCACTACCACCCTCACCGTGACAGCTATGCTGTCAGGCGACCCCTTGATCATTGGCCAATACGTTGATGGTTCGGGCGTGACCAATGGCACTTACATCACCGCTTTTGTTAGTGGAAACGGTGGCACAGGTACCTACACCGTCAACACTTCGCAGTCAGCCGGCAGCACCACCATGTTTGCCAACGGCAACGCCTTGCTTGGTGACCCCGCTCCAATGGACCGCGGTGTTGGCCCCTTGGGTCGCATCTACGTTTGGGACACCATTCCCCAAGCCTTGGTTGCAAACAACATTGCCGCTTCTCAAACTCCAGCAGCCGCAGGTTCTTTGACCTTGACAGCTGGCACATCTGTGAAGTCTACCACCAATGCAGCAGCTATCTCCGTGCTTCAACTTGACGTGCCTCGTGCAGTTAGAGTGACAACGGCAACTGCAGCAGTAGCAACCTTGTCTACCGTTGTGATTGCAGGTACAGGTGGTCAAATTACTTTTGCTTCGCAAGCAGGTTTGGTAACCGGTCAACGTTTGACTATCTCTGGTACTTTGGGTGGCACAGGCACAATCACTGGCTACACAGACCCAACAACCTACATCTTGACCTCTGTGACAGCTACATCAGCTACCCTGACCACTACGGCAGGTGCAGCAGTAGTAACAACCGCTGGTACACCGACAGGTCTGACTTACACCTTGGGCGTGGCTCCTGCCACCATCACCGTGTCAGGCTACGACTACTACGGCCAAGCCATGAGCGAAGCAATCACGTCTAGTGCAGCGGTTAGCACAGCTGTAAACGGCAAGAAAGCTTTCTATCAGATCAGTGGCATCACAACATCTGGCGCAACTGGAACAGCTTTGACTGTCGGCACTACTGACATCCTCGGCATCCCAGTGCGAGTGACCAACGCAGCTTACATTGCCAGCGTGAAGACAAACAGCACACTTGCCCAAGACACAGGCACATTTGTTGCAGCAGCCACCGCCACTGCTACCACTACCACAGGCGACGTTCGTGGAACCTACGTTCCAGGCACTGCGTCTGACGGTATCAATCGCACCGTGATGGGCATCTTGCTGCCTGCAATCGCTGTTGGACCTAATTCAACCCGCGTTGGCGCTCTTGGCGTGACTCAGGCCTAATTAACCAGGGGGCTTTGGCCCCCGTCTTTAGGAGACTGAATCATGGGAGTTTATTCATCAGTAACACGTCAAGGCCAATTTGAGCCGTTTGGGCTTCAGGTGTCTCGTGGACAAATCGATGGCCATAGCACGGTCATTGTGTTTGGCTACAACCCAGACGTGGACACATCTGAAGAGACCGTGTGGCCAGATGGCGGCACCATTCCTCATCCCACCGTCGCGTCCGTTTTGAAAATCAGTTCGTCTAGCACAGATGACGCTTCTGCTGGTACAGGGGCCCGCACGGTGTACGTTGAAGGTGTTGATGGTAGCTACAACATCGTCAGCGAAACGGTAGTCTTGAACGGACAGACCGCCGTCAACACAACTAACTCGTACTTGTACGTCAACAGCTTTTATGTTGCCACTGCCGGCTCAGGTGGAGCAAATGCCGGCAACATCAATGCAGGCACCGGAACCGTGACATCTGGCGTTCCAGCCGTCTTGTACGACATCATTGCAACAGGCTACAACAACCGCACAACGGGCCATTATTGCGTTCCAGCTGGCTACACCGGCTACATGACCGAAGGCTCAATCTCAGCGGGTCAGGCTTCCGGCTCAACTGCTGTCACTGCCTACCTAAGACAACACGGTCCGGATGGAATTCTGCGCGTTGGGGCAATCGCCACGGTGAACAACGGTGCGGCCTTGTTTCAATTTGATCAGCCGTACAGGATCCCCGAAAAGAACTGCGTTGGAGCCACTGCAATCGGAGCTGCTGCAAACAACGCCGTGAGTTCGTATTTCAACATCATCTTGATCAAGAATCCGGACTAAGCCATGGCCAACATCAAGATCACGGATTTACCATCAGGCACGTCGCTTGTTGGCACCGAGCTTTTTGAGTCGGTCCAATCGGCCACGTCGGTTAAGCTCAGTTCAGACCTGATCAAGGCGTTTGCCAATTCTGCGCCAACGTTGTTGGTAGAGACTTCCAACACAAACACGCCAGCCACGGCTGCAACGCTTGCTCACGAGACGTCGGGGACGCCCTCGGCGGGTATTGGCACACGCCTTGATTTTGTCTGCGAGACAGCTGCAAGCAACACAGAGATAGGGGCTCGGATCCAAGCCATCGCCACAAACGTTGGTTCTGGCACGGAAGCCTTTGACCTCCAAGTCTTGCTGATGGCTGGAGGAGCTGCTGCAACCATGGTTGCAAAGTTCACAAGTGCTGGCAATTTTGAAATCATTGGCAACACCATCAATGTTCCGGCCACCCGGACCCCTGCTTCTGCAGCAGCGGCTGGAACCGCTGGCGACATTTGCTGGGACTCAAGTTACATCTACGTCTGTGTCGCAACTGACACCTGGAAAAGGACTGCGATAGCAACATGGTAAACGATCACAAATTTGGAAAAGGCGGCGGCACCTTGTTTGTGGCAAAGGGCGGAGCTGTCTGGGCGCGCAAAGAAGGACAAAATCCTAAAGGCGGACTAAACCAAAAAGGTCGTGACGCCTACAACAGGCAAACTGGCGGCAGTCTAAAGCCTCCTGTCTCCGCCAAGCAAGCGGCAAAAAGCCCCAAAGCAGCCGGACGCCGCAGCAGTTTTTGCGCGCGGATGTCAGGCATGCCGGGTCCAATGAAAGATGACAAAGGCCGACCAACTAGGAAAGCCCTTGCCCTTAACAAGTGGGACTGCTGACATGATGGGAAACAAGATGGCCTTCAAAGCAGGAGGCAAAGTAAAAGCACCTTGGGATAAACCAAGGCCAAAGGATCTGCCAAAGCCCAAAAAACTATCGTCAGCTGCAAAAGCCGGCGCCAAATCAGCAGCGAAAGCAGCCGGACGCCCTTATCCCAATCTAGTAGACAACATGCGGGCAGCCGCAAAAAGGAACTGATATGGGAAAAAACATTCAATACGGCGAATTCACTTTCGCTCCGTCGCCAACTCGCCAGTCAAAGCGATCAGTGTCCACTGCAAAGTCCACAAAAGGCATCCCAAAGGCCATGTACGACGCACCGCACGCCATGAAAAATGGCGGAATGTGCAAGTCGACGGCAGGATACGCCAAAGGCGGTCCAAAAATGCCTGCAAAACGCGAACCGGAAGCCATGGTCCGTAAGGAAGTGGCCCTTTTGCGCAAAGCCGGCGCACCAAAGGCCTTGATAAGCCACGAAGTGCGCGAAATGTCCGGCGAGATGGACACCCCGGCTACCAAAAAAGCCGAAGTAAAGATGATGCGCAAGGCAAAAGCCCCTCTGACCATGCTCAAGCACGAGATGTCAGAGCCAACCGCCCTGAAAAAGGGCGGTTCGGTTGAGGCAAAATTGGAAAAACACGCCAATATGCCGGCAAGCAAGGCCCACGGTTCAGGAGCCGGGAACAAACTCGCCAAAGGTGGCGTGCCGACGTTTTCAAAGGTGCCAAAATTTGGACGGATGAAGTAAAATAAAAACAACCCCCGGGTCTGCCCCTGACGGCAAGCCGAAATTTAACAAATAGGAGCAGATCCGGTGGCAGTCTCAGGCACAGTCAGTACGACGGTTTTCAATACGCGCAAGGTCATTGATCACGCGTATCGTCGTTGCCGTATTCCTCCTGAAGGCATCTCTTCTGAGCAGATCAGTTTTGCTCTGGACGCTCTCTATCTCATCTTGAGCAAGTTGGCCAATCGTGGCCTACAGCTCTGGTGCATTGAGCGTTACCTGATGCCGCTCTATCAAGCGCAAGGACTGATCACCATGCCCAACGGCGTGGTTGACATCCTCAACACCAACTTGCGCACGATTGGGGTTGTGAACGAGAATACGAACAACACCGTCACGTCAACCACCTACACGACCATCTTTCCAACAGTGACTCAGGTCACCACCATCGGAATTGAGTGGTCAGGCGCCTCTATAGGCTATTCACTCGAGACGTCAAACGATGGTACCACCTGGACCATTCTGGCCACCGAGAGCAACCCAAATGTAACGGCTGGTGTGGTGACATGGGTAGACGTTCAAGGGTCCCTAGCGACCTCCTATTTCAGGGTAAGAGCTACCTCAGGGAACCTGAATCAAGCACAGGTGGTCTTGGCCAACACGCCAAACGAGATCCCTATGGCTCGCTTGAATCGCGACGATTACGTCAACTTGCCAAACAAGGCGTTTCAAGGCCGCCCATTGCAGTTCTGGTGCGATCGCCAGCTCAACAATCCAGTGTTGAACCTGTGGCCCGTTCCATCTGCTCAATTTGTCACGGCCCAAGTGGTCGTATGGGTGAAGCGTTACATCATGGATGTAGGCACGATGACTCAAGAGATCGAAGTGCCGCAGCGCTGGTATGACGCCATTGTCTATTTGCTGGCTTCGCGTGTGGCTGAAGAGACTGCCTCCGTTGACCCCCAAATGATTGTCATCCTGGATCAAAAGGCTCAACAAGCTCTCCTGGAAGCGGAAGGTGAAGAGCGCGACGATTCGCCGATCTACATGACTCCTAACATTGCGGTGTACACACGATGAGCATCTGGCTTGATACTCGCGGGCGCAGCACGCTAGGCATTGGCCTATGCGCTCGCTGCAGCCGCAAGATGAGCCTTGACGAGCTGTTCTCGGATCCAAACTCACCAGGGCTGAAGGTGTGCCGCGAAGACCTGGATCAACTCGATCCTTACCGCTTGCCGCCTCGTCAGCCAGATCAAATCACATTGCCTTTTGTGAGGCCTGATTCGCCACTCAACACGGACCCAGCAGGCCTGGTCACTGAGGACGACAACAGCTTCTTGATTGGCTCCAATGACGAGTACCTGATACCATGACCGTACCATCAAACCTCGTACCAACCTCGATCACGCAGCTGCCGGTTGCTCCAAACCCGACTTCGTCGGCGACGATGGTCTGCGTCATTCAGGGTGTTACCTATCAGGTCCAGTTCATTGACTTGCAATCGACGGTCTCTGTCCCGGCATCTCGCCTGATCAGTACTGGCGGGGGCCTGCAAGGCGGCGGGGATCTTTCGCAAGACCGTACCTTGAGCATCGCGACGGGCGGAGTGACCAGCGACAAGCTGGCAAACAGTGGCGTGGCAGCTGGTACGTACGGCTCTGGGACCACGATTCCCGTAGTCACAGTAGATGCCAAGGGACTGGTCACGAGTGTCTCTACGACAGCCCTAGTCATTTCTGGATATGTTCCTGACACCCGCCAAATAATTGCCGGCAGCGGTTTGACTGGCGGCGGTAACTTGCAGGCCGATCGGACGCTTGCCGTTAACTTTTCAGCAAATGCTCCGGCGGCCCTTGGAACAGCTGCGGCAGGATCTGCCGCGGCATCGTCTCGCGGTGACCACGTCCACCCGGCCCTTAACTTTGCAAACTTGACCGAATACACTGGCCTGCTTCCTTTGACGCGAGGCGGCACAGGGATGCAGGTCAACAACCTGACGCCTGGCTCGATTTGGTACAGCAACGGCAGCAACGGTTTCTTGCAGACAACTCAAGGTATTGGCGGCCAAGTGCTAGTCTCCAACGGGGCTGCGGCTCCTTCTTGGGGATCTGCGCTTGTCGTGACTCCTCAGCCGGCCAATTACGTGTACGCGGGTCCTACGTCGGGGGCTCCGGCTACAACAGCTTTCCGTTTGCTTGTGAATGACGACATTCCAAGCACCTTGACCGGCAAGACAATGAGCGGAGCGCTCAACACGTTCAGCAACATTCCAAACGCAGCACTAAGCAATTCTTCGGTTACTTTCAATGGTGTCAACGTTGCCTTAGGGGCTTCTGGTACGATCACCGCAACTGCTACGGCTGCTTTGACTATTGGAACCGGCTTGACTGGTACCAGTTACAACGGCTCAACAGCTGTGACCATTGCAATTGATTCAACGGTCGCAACATTAAGCGGTTCCCAAACGCTGACCAACAAGACAATTAGCGGATCTAACAACGCGCTCAGCAATATTGGCAACAGTTCATTGACCAACAGCAGCGTCACGGTTGGTACGACAGCTATCTCGCTCGGGGCTTCATCATTGACCCTGGGCGGTTTGACCTCGGTTGCGGTTACGCAGGATCCAACGTCTGCCCTGCAATTGGCCACCAAGCAATACGTGGATGCTGTGGCCGAGGGTCTGCACATTCACGCTTCTTGCGCAGCTGCGACTCCAGGAACGCTTGCCTCTATCACTGGCGGCACAGTAACCTACAACAACGGTACTGCTGGCGTTGGCGCTACTTTGACTTTGTCTGTTGCCTTGACTGTTTTGGACGGGTACACATTGCTCAATGGCGACCGTGTCTTGATCAAGAACGAAGCAACACAGGCCAACAACGGCATTTACACGTGGGCGACAGGCGGCACGGTCTTAACCAGAGCAACTGACTTTGATACGGCTGTTGAGATTGCAAGCGGTGACTTCACATTTATTGCGAATGGCACGCTGTACGCCAACACAGGATGGGTTCAGATTGATCAGGTAACTATTGTCGGTACAAGCCCCATTATTTGGGTGCAATTTTCAGGTGCCGGGGCATATACAGCCGGCACCGGCCTGACCTTGACCGGCACTCAGTTCAGTATTTCCAATACGGCTGTCACTGCTGGTTCTTACGGATCAGCTACGCAGGTCGGCGCGTTTACAGTTAACGCTCAAGGCCAATTGACCTCTGCTTCAAGCACGACGGTCACACCAGCTGTTGGTTCTATCACCGGCTTGGGCACTGGCGTGGCTACGGCTCTTGCCGTAAACACCGGATCGGCTGGCGCCTTTGTGCTTTTCAACGGGGCCCTTGGCACACCAACTTCCGGTACAATGACCAACGTCACTGGCTTGCCCTTGACGACTGGCGTGACGGGAACCTTGCCAATTGCAAACGGCGGTACAAACGCCACAACGACTCCGACGGCTGGAGCTGTGTCCTACGGCACGGGAACGGCTTACGGCTTCAGTGCTGCCGGCAATGCTGGCGAATTTTTAATCTCAGGGGGTACCAGCGCGCCTACCTGGACTGACACAATCCCTGGAGGAACCTACGCATGACAACTATCCTGATTAAGAAAAAGGACACGGCAGGGGCCCCCGCAGCTGGTGACTTGACCAACGCGGCTGGCGGTACTGAAATCGCTGTCAACACAGCGACCAAGCGCATCTACACAAAAGACAGCGGCGGAAACGTTGTTGAGCTTGGCACCAACCCAAGTGTCATCACCAACAACTTGCTGTTCAGCCCTGACAACACGTACGACATCGGGGCTTCTGGAACGAGCCGTCCTCGCAGCTTGTTCCTTGGAACCAACATCACCGTTGGCTCCCTGACCAGTACTCGTGTGCCCTACGCCTCAACAGGCGGCTTGCTGGTGGACTCTGCCAATCTGCTTTTTGATGGCACCACGCTCACAGCAAACGCACTGACCACCACTTCAACGGTGACGATCAACGGAGGCACCGCCAACGGCGTGGCCTACCTCAACGGCAGCAAAGTCCTGACCACTGGGTCTGCGCTGACGTTTGATGGGACGAATTTGGGTATCGGTGTTTCACCAAGTTTCCGACTTGACGTTGCCGGTGCAGCGCGGGCCGCTGGAGATGTCTGGATTTCTGGTGGTACAGGCACAGCAAGACGACTTAACTTTGATGCCAGCGGGACGTACTACAACTGGATTGAGTCGGACGGCACTGTGGGGGCAGGATATACCCGGTTTGCAGTCAACAACTCCGAACAAATGCGCCTGACTAGCACAGGGCTGGGTATAGGGACGAGTTCTCCGGACGCAAAGCTGGACGTAACTTCTGCTGGCAGTGCTGCGGCATACACAGTTAGCGCGGTCATTCAAGATGCGACATATCCTGCAAGTGGAAACCCAACTCTTGAATTTAATGGCTTCATCGGCGGCAACAGTTATCGTGCTGGTATTGGCTCTATTGGTGGGCAGCAACTAGCTTTTTACACACCAAGCACTTTTGGCGTAGCTCCCACGCGCCAGATGACATTGAATGAAAGCGGCAACCTGGGTATAGGGACGAGTTCGCCGGGATACAGGCTGGACACTGAGAGCGCATCAAACGGATTTGTCGCGCGGTTTAAAGGTGGCAGCACCGGCCAAGCTGGTTTGATTTACTCCGACCCCACTGAAATTGATTTTTCGGATGCGGCTGGCCTTAATAACTTTGGCCTTTTGCCAGGCTCAAACGTTGCCAGGGTCGTTACCAACGGTGCGGAAAGACTCAGGGTCGACTCCTCCGGCAACCTGGGCCTGGGGGTTACTCCGAGTGCTTGGGGTAGCACAAATGGCGGCGCTTTACAAATGGGTGCAGGATATACATCCTTGTATTCATACTCTAATGCTGCAACACTTGGTTCTAACGTCTACTACAACGCAGGAAATAAATATTTTGCAAGCGGGGTTGGTTCTTCTGCTTACCAACAACTTGGCGGTGTGCATTATTGGTTACAAGCCCCCTCCGGCACAGCAGGCAACGCGATCACCTTCACCCAGGCAATGACGCTGGATGCGAGTGGGAATTTGTTGGTTGGAAACACAAGTGGAAATGTTGGCTCTTACGGAAAGGCAATCAGCCTTGCCGCAACTGCATCAGCCTATGCTGGTCTTGAAATTTCTGGAACCACAGGCGGCGCTCTTGAGTTTCAGACAAGCCAATCAACGCGACAAGTCCAGTTGCTTGGAAATAGCAGCGGATTTATCGTCAATGTCAATGGCGGAAGTGGGCTTGCCGAACGCGCCCGTATCACAAGCGGGGGCTACTTTAAGGCGAGTAACGCTGGAACGTATCTTGGTAGCGCTGGTGATTACCATGAGTTGCGGTCAAGCAATGACAACTACCTGCTCTATGCTGTCAACACCCGTAACGGTGGAAATGGCCCATTTGGTATTAGCGTCGAGTATTCTGCTCAAGACCCAAATGGAACAGGCAACGAGTTTCTTCAATGCGTTGGCATCTCAACTCTTCGTGCCGAAATCCGTTCCAACGGCGGTCTTGCAAACTATCAATCAAACAACGTAGACCTGTCTGACGCTCGCACCAAGACCGATATCAACCCGCTTGGTTCCTACTGGAGCAAGATCGCTGGGCTGGAGATTGTCACCTACAAGTACAAAGACCAGACGCACGACGATCTCAACATCGGTGTGATTGCTCAACAGGTCGAAGCCGTTGCGCCGGAGTTTGTAAACTCAGACGGGTTTGGTGATACGCCGGAAGATGGTGTGCCGCTTAAGATGATCTACAACAAAGACCTGACCTTCGCAGCCATCAAAGCCCTGCAAGAAGCAATGGCCCGTATTGAAACCCTAGAGGCCGAATTGGCCGCACTCAAAGGAGCCTAAACCATGACCACTATCACTTGGACCATCACCGCGATGGACTGCTACCCTCATGCAGATCGACAACCAGATCAACCCGCCTGTGGTCACGGTCCCGCTGCCCTGGTCGGCATAATTAATGAGGGCATACCGCTGGCCCTGACAGCGGCAACTACACGGAAAACGACATGGACGAACTGAAACTTTCAACGCAACTGATCAACGGCATCTTGCAATACCTGGGCACCCGCCCGTTTGTGGAAGTGGCCGGCTTGATCAACGAAATTCAGAAGCAGGCCGCTGCCCAAGGGGCGGCACCTGTTGAGCAGCCTAAAGCGGAAGACTGACCATGACCACCATTGACGCAACTGATGCACGGCTATCAACTCATGAGGAAGTCTGTGCTCTCCGATACGAGCAGATCAATGCACGTTTGAAGCGAATTGAAGGCATCATGATAAAGACTGCCGGAATCATGCTTGTGTCGATGGCAGGGACAATCTTTGCCGCAATCTGGATCACAAAATGATCGCAAGAGACAAGCTACAACATCTCGCTATGGGCGTCGGCTCGACTGTTGTCCTTGGCGCGATTCACTTTTTGCCCATTGGCTGGGCCGTTGCCATCGGCAGCATCGTGTTCGGCATCTTCTACGAGTTCCAGCAGTGGTATCGCAAAGAGGGTCAGCCTGACGTTTGGGATGCTGTTGCCACCGCGCTGCCTGGCATTGTGATTGGTTCTGCCTGGGAACTTCTAAAGGTGTAGATATGTCAGATCAAGACCTAACTCACCAGCTTGCGCTTATCAAGGAGCAAGCCAAAGTTGAGTTGAACCGGCTGCAAGCGCAAAGCACAGCCAAAGAGGTTGCTGGCAAGGCCATTGGCGAAAGTGGCCTTTTCTACATCACCTTGATTATCGTCATCGGTGTCGGTTCCAGCGTAGTGCTGGAGAATGAAAAGATCGCTGCTGTCATGGGCCTGCTGGGTGCCGCATTGACTGCGCTCATCTCCATGCTCAATGGCATCGCTGGTACAGCCCCAAAGCAGGAAAAGCCCGAGTTTGAGGTCATGAAGCAGTTGATTGACAAGCTCGACCGCCTTGACCGCCCAGAACAGCCGATGCGCGTTGACGTTGAGGGCGACAAGGTGACAGTGCGCAAGGGTGACGATGTTGTAACTGCAAAAAAGGAGTGAACATGGACTGGCTTAAACAAATTGCCCCAACGATTGCCACTGCACTGGGTGGCCCACTGGCAGGTATGGCGGTGTCGGCCATCTCTAAAGCCGTTGGCGTGGATGAAGACAAGGTCCAAGACCTGATCTCCAGCAACAAGCTCAATGCCGATCAAGTCGCCCAGCTCAAGATGGCTGAGATTGAACTTGCAAAACAAGCCCAGGAGCTAGGCCTGAACTTTGAGAAGCTGGCCGTTGAGGACCGCAAGAGCGCACGGGAAATGCAAGCCACGACCCGCTCAATGATGCCTCCTATTCTGGCTTGCGCTGTGACCCTTGGATTTTTCAGCATTGTAGTGATGATGTTTTTCAACCAGATCGACAGCAACAACCCGGCCATCTTGATGATGCTGGGGTCGCTGGGAACGGCCTGGACGGGCATCATCGCCTACTATTTTGGCAGCTCTGCTGGCTCTCAAGCCAAGACTGACCTGCTCACCAAAACCACTGGTAAATAAAACCGAATTCAAAGGAGCAATGATGCCATTCCAACTTTCTCAACGTAGCTTTGACAAACTGGCGGGTGTTGACCCTAAACTGGTTGAAGTTGTCAAGCGCGCCATCGAGCTCACCACGGTTGATTTTGGCGTTACAGAGGGGCTGCGCACGCGCGAAAGACAGATCGAGCTTTTCGAGAAAGGTGCAAGCCAGGTTCGGGAAGGCGGCACTCACGTTGCCGGAAAAGCTGTGGACCTGATGGCGTATCTAGGCGATCGCGGTAGTTGGGAGCTCAACCTGTACGACAACATTGCAGACGCCATGAAACAGGCCGCAATTGAGAAAAACGTAGCCGTACGTTGGGGAGCAGCCTGGAACGTTCCTGACATTCGGAAATGGGATGGCACGATGGAATCGGCTATGATGCACTACATCGACACGCGCAGGGCAAACGGCAAACGACCGTTTATTGATGGTCCTCATTTTGAACTGGTGTAAGTATGCCACAGGCAATGACCTTTGCGTCGCTTCAAAACGACGTACGCAGCTACCTGGAACGTGGTGCCTCTGCCGTCACCGACCCATTGGTCTACGCCCAGATTCCAAGCCTGATCAATTTTGCAGAACGCCGCATCAGTCGTGATCTTAAGATCCAAGGCTTTCAGACCGTTGTCGTGACCAATTTGCAGGCCGGTGTTGCGGTCCTTCCTAAGCCAGACCGCTGGCGCGAGACTATCTCTATGAACATCGGGACGAGCACAAGCAACAACACTCGCGTCCAGCTGTTTTCAAGGGTCTACGAGTACATCAGGAGCTACTGGCCCAATGATACCCTGGTTGCTCAGCCTGTGTTCTACGCCGATTACAACTACACCAATTGGATCATCGCCCCAACACCTGACGCTGCCTATCCCGTTGAGATCCTGTACTACGAATTGCCAGTCTTGTTGGATGATAACACCCAGACCAACTGGCTGACTCAGTATGCTCCCAACTTGCTGCTGTACGCAACCCTGTTGGAGGCTACTCCATTCCTGAAAAACGACGAACGAATCCCCGTCTGGCAGGCCATGTATCAATCAGCTGCGCAAGCATTGCAAGGTGAAGACATGAGCAAGATCTTGGACCGTGGTGCCGTGAGAAACGAGGCCTAACATGACCACCTTTACCAACATCTTTGGCGGCAGCAACATCTCTCCTGCAGAGATCAGCTACGCCACAGTGAGCCTTACAGCAAACACGACTTTTGACTGGGCGCTTGAGACTGCTCCTTCAACAAACCTGATCGCAGGCATCATGGATGTCACGGCCACAGCAGGTCCTTGGAGCCTAACTTTGCCAAGCGCCCTTGAGGCATCAACCGGCCAAGCCATCTTGTTTAACAATGTTGGGGCCAATTCCTTTATCATCAGGAACGCTGCGGGAACGCAAATTGCGGCTCCTGCTGCCGGCCAAGTTTGGCAGATCTACCTGACTAACAACACAACTGCTGGCGGCACTTGGCTTGCATTCCAGTTTGGAGCAGCGGTCTCTGCGGCAAACGCAGCGTCTTTAGCCGGTACAGGTTTGATTGCCATTGGCTCCCTTCTGTCCCTGGCAATGCCTGTCACGTTCTTTGGAACTAACTACACGGCGGACGTCGACGATCGCGCAAAGACATACATTTGGAATGGGGGAGCAGGCACTCTTACCATGGCCACTGCCGGCACCCTTGGAAATAACTGGTTTTTTCAGCTGAGGAATGAAGGCACAGGCGCCTTGTTGGTAGATCCTCCTGGGGGCCAAACGATCAACGGTTCTGCAACCTTGGTCTTCCAACCTGGCGACTCCGCAATCATCTTTACGGATGGCAACAACTTCTACACCCTTGGTTACGGCCAATCGCCCGTCTTTGCCTTTGACTACACGTCCATCAACGTGGCGGGGTCTGGCAACTATGTCTTGTCAGGCAGCGAGCTGAACCGCATTGCCTACAGCTTCACAGGCGTCTTGACCGGCAATCGCACAATCATCGTGCCGCAAACTGTCCAGCAGTACTGGGCTGCCAACAATACAACAGGTCCTTACACCCTGACCGTCAAGACCTCAATTGCATCTGGCTACACGGTCAATCAAGGTTCTCGGGCAATCTTGTACTGCGACAGCACCAACGTGGTTGCTGCTGATACCGGCGGCGTGGCCGTTCCTATCAGCGTTTCCGACGGGGGCACTGGAGCCACAACTGCGGGCAACGCCTTGATTAACTTGGGCGGCACCGCAACAGGTATCGCCTTGTTCACTGCTGTTTCTCAAGCAGCTGCCCAAGCATCTATTGGTCTTGATCCAATCCAGGGCGGAACCTACTGATGGCAACAACTCCAATCGTCCTTAAGTCGCTGCCTGGCATCAAGCGTGATGGCACCAGGTACGAGGGAGACTACCATGTCGACGGACAATGGGTCCGTTGGCAGCGCGGCCTTCCGAGAAAGGTTGGAGGCTACACCGTAGTCAATCGTTACCTGACCGAGATTAGCCGAGGCGTGAAGACTTTCACCCAGGACAGCCAGACATATTTTCACTCTGGCAGCGCTGACTTCCTGCAACGTTTTACGTTGGATCCCAGCGGCAACTCAAGCCTAATGACTGATAGGACTCCGATCACGTACAACGCAAGCGACAACAACCTCTGGCAGTTTGACGTGATCTACGACAGCCAGTCGATCCCGGCTGCCAACATGATCGTGGCCCAAGTGGCTCCAAATGCAAATTGCCTTTGCAACACGAGTGGCGGCCAGTTGTTTATCGGGTCTATGACCGGAACAGATCCACTGACCGAAATTACCACTTTCCCGGCCGGCGTGAGTGTGACGGGAGGCGTAGTCTCCTTGCATCCTTATTTGATGTACTTTGGCAACGACGGCACCATTGGATGGTCTGTGGCTGGAGCCCCAACCGACTTGACCGGCATGGGCTCAGGGAGTGCTCGCGTAGCAGGTCAAAAGATCGTCCGTGGACTTGCCCTTAGGGGTGGTCCAGGAAACGCGCCAGCAGGCCTCTTTTGGAGCGCAGATGCTGTCATCAGGGCATCCTTTGTCGGTGGCCAAGAAGTCTTCCAGTTCGACACGATCAGCCCGTACTCCAGCATCCTGTCTGCCAACTCAGTGATCGAGTACGACGGCCAATATTTCTGGCTTGGAACGGACCGCATGCTGATGTTTAATGGCGTGGTTCGCGAGATCCCCAACAACTTAAACATCAACTACTTCTACGACGGCCTAAACAGGGAAGCTGCGCAACGCGTTTGGGCCTACAAGGTCCCTAGGTTTGGTGAGATCTGGTGGTGCTATCCGCGCGGTACTGCCACAGAATGCACTCACGCAATCATCTACAACATCCGCGAAAACACCTGGTACGACACAGTGCTGCCCAATGACGGACGGACGGCTGGAGAATGGTCTCCTTTATACTCTGCGCCTCTTCTGTGCGGCCTACAACAATCGGACTTCATTCCCAACAATAGGGTAACTGAAGGTGGCGACTTGCGGATCACCCAGAACGGTGACCAACGGATCGTGGTTCCTCAAGAGGGCTACAAGGTCTGGCAGCATGAACGCGGCGTAAACGAGGTCGACGGCCAGTTTATCACGGCAGTCCCGTCTTTCTTCGAGACCGCTGACATGAGCATGCTGACTCCTGCTGGCGGATCAAAGAACAAGTGGATACGGGTCGAATCCATTGAACCTGATTTCGTGCAGTCTGAAAACATGACTGTCCGATTGACCGGACGAGCTAACGCCAAGGCCCTTGAGGTTCAAGGACCTGAGCGCACCATCTTTGCCGTTCCAGCAACGCCTTACGAGCAGGTCGTCTGGTTCAAAGAAGAACGCCGCGAACTGCGGTTTAAGTTTACCTCTAACACCATCAATGGTGACTACCAGATGGGCCAGGTCATCGCCCACGTTGGTGAAGCTGACGGAAACGTACTCGGCGGTGTGGCCGGGGGTTCCACGTGATCACGCAACCTGTTATAATCGGACTGCGCGACTGGGCCGATCAGATCGTTATGGACCTGTCATCCTACGGAGCGCTTTCAAGGCTAGACGATGAGAACAGGTGGCAGGAATGGGCACTACAGTTCTGCGTGATCTCAGGACTTAGTCAAAAAAACATTCCAGATCCATTTGCATTTACCGACTGGCGTATTTGGGCCCAACGATTTGTACAAATGGTGGACTGATGACCGATCAAGAATTTACGCAGCTACTGAATGACGTAGCTAAAAAAGCCAAACCGTTTAACAGCGAGCTCATACCCATTGACTCCATGGGGGCCGTCCTTAAGGAGACGGGCCTAGACAGTCTTGACATGCTGATGTGCACAGTATATTTGTGCGAGATATACGACGTAGAAGACGAAAAAAGTAAAGAGATGCTGGGAGAGACCCCGCAAGATCTTTTCAACTTTCTGAAAGAATGGGGACGTAGACAGCCAGTTGATTTGGTTCAGGCCAAGGAGTGGTTCGTATGAGAATCTTCCTTACCGAAAGCCGCACTGCGTGCATTGAGGATACGACTCTCTTTGAGAACCATACCTTCCCCCAAAAAGTTCACCTGTTTCCCGACACCTACAACAGGGTCAAGACAGGTCTGATCTATCCAGCCCATCAGGTAGCTGAAAAAGTCTTGGATCCTGGTCTCCTGAAGCGACTCCGGGAAAACCAGACGGGCAAGACAGCCTTCATCCTGGCCGCCGGCAACAGCAATTTTGCCAACGAGGGCGCCAAACTCAACCGCGAGAATGAATGGACCTACAACTACAAGGTCCTTCCGTTGTCACTGACCCAGATCTACGCCGGTCGGGTGGCTGCTCAGTGCGGAGAGATCGATCACACGGCAACTGACGCCACAGCCTGTACTTCCAGCCTTAAGGCCTTGATGGACGTACAGACGTTGATCAAGTTCTACGGCTTCGACAGGGTCATAGTACTGGCCGTCGAAGATCAAGTGAACAACATGACGCTCCAGTTCTTTGGAGAAGCCAAGGCGACCTTGACCGAAAGCATGGCCGAGACTCACCAGGTGGTCCCCAGTGCATTCGATTCCAAGAATTTTGGGTTCTACATAGGTCAGGGTGCCGCGTTTGCCGTATTCGAGTCTGAGGCGGCCTTAAAGAGGGGCACTTTTCCTGCCAGGGCGGAGCTCTTGTCGGCCTGGACTGCCACCGAGGTTGCCAAAAACGCCATAGGGCAAAGAGACGACGGGCAAGGTTTTAGACGAGCCATCGAGGGGTCGCTTAAACTTTGTCAAGTTTCCTCAGAACAAATTAAAATCGTCAAAACTCATGGTACCGGTACCAGATCTAACAACGAGGCTGAAAAAGCCGCGCTGGAAAAGGGCTTGGGTGATTTTGTAGCGACATCGTACAAGCAGCGAATCGGCCATACGATGGGAGCGAGCGGACTGTTAGAGACCCTCTTGCTGTTCAATGATTTAGACAAGGGAACTGTCCCTGGGATCTTGAATCGTAGCGAGAAGGATCATGTGTTCCTCTCAGAAGCGATCGAAGCTCCTGAAGGGGTAGTGTTAAGCTTGAGTGCTGGCATGGGCAACGTGTTCAGTGCTGCGCTTTTCAACATGAGGATCTAATATGCCGCTCGTAGACAGCCGACAACAAATGCTAGACCTTGGCGAGCTTCTTAAGGTAGCTGCTGAGAACACGCAATCTGAGTACCCGATGGAATTCGTGTACGCCACCTTTGTCAAAGAGGTGCAGATGCCCGGCTCGAAATTCTATCGCTACGGCAACACCGTCTACGTGGTGCATGGTTCGCAAAAAGAACCTCGCAAGGGCATGTTCAGAGCACTGAACGCAGATACCGCCCCCAATTTCATGGCTTCTGGTTTTTCATTTGTCGTTGACGCCTATAAGGCCGGCTTCGACACCCTGGTCACACAATTCAGGGACCAGAGCTTGATCAACATTTTCCGCAACGTCGCAAAGCAACCCCCCAACCCGGGCATGGGCTACAACGTCTCCATGCTGGCCGATGGCCAATATCAGGTTGCTTTGCAACTCGGACAAAAACGTGAAGGGGCGCAATAATGAGTGTTCTAGTTGAGACTTTTGAAGACGTCGTTGGCGGCGTAGTTGAAGCTTCTGGCGATGTCGTTGAAAGTGTCGTCGATGTTGTTGAAGACGTGGGCAGCGCAATTGACGACTACGTCATCCAGCCCATCCTTGATGATCCTTTGACTGCCATCGCGACGGTTGCGGCGGCATCGTTCTTAGGACCAGGTGCTGCAACTCTGTTTGCAACTTCAGGCACTGTTGGAGCCGGCATTGCAGCTGGCCTAGCAAATACTGCCGCAGGCCTTGTTCAGGGCGAAGACTTTGACGAGGCTATCAAAGGTGGCTTGGCTGCTGGCGTAGGCACTTGGGCCGGAGGAGAATTGGTCAATTCTCTTGGCGGAAGTTCGTCCGCGGCGTCAGCTCCAACAGACGCGCTTTCCAGCACGCCTGTTGACGTGTCTATGGACGCGCTTTCTGGCAATAGTTTTATTGACGTGCCTTTTGACGTGCCGGCATCTTCTGCAGCACCCGCTGTTGCAACGCCATCTCCAATGGACGCGTGGGATGACTTCCTGTCGCCAGGTGGTGTTGATAGTGCGGCAGCAAGCGCAGCGGCTCCTGCTACTACAGCCTCCCCACTGCAGGGAGCAGCAGACGCCGCAGCGTCAAGCCCTCTTCAATCGTTGAACACAAATGTTCCTCAGGTTGACATGGGGGCTGCAGCGCCGGCTGCATCGGCTCCTGCCGCGTCTGCCCCTAACTTGCCGTCATTTACTTCTGGCCTAGACACCTCGCTAACCACAGACTATGGGCTCGCCAGCGGCATGCAGTCAGGAGCACCTGGCCTCAAGCTCCCGGACTTTACCCCGGCAGACTCGTTCGACATCTACGGAAACCCCAACTACAGCTTGACTCCTAAAGGCACCTCTGGCGGTCCTGGTTTGCAATTGCCTGACGCCCCCAACCTCGCAGGCATGGGCGGTGGTCAAGGATTGACGGCAGATGTTTCTGGCTTGCCTGAGTTCCAATACAGCAACTCGTCTCTTGACCCTTCAATCCGAGGCACGACTGACACGTGGACGGGCGATAGTGGCAAGACTTACGGCTCTTCAACGCCTGACGTGACGATTGGCGCAAGAGGCGCTACGCCAACTCCCCAGACCATCACCTACGAGCCAACGACCAACATGGGCACTCCTAGTGTCATGGATCAGTTGGCCGGCGGCAAAATTGCTGATGCTGCAAAAAATGTGGGCACGCAAGCCGTTAACTGGGTCAAGGACACAAACCCCTGGATGCTTGGTGCCGGGGCTTTAGCCGCAACTAGCGCGCTTGGCGGCGCTGGAGGTCCCCCTTCTAGCCAGCCTCCGCCAAGAGGATCAACGCAAGACAAAAACTTCAACAAGTCGCTCGACCTGTATGAGTATATGCGTGACAAAGCTAACTACGGCGGCAATCTTGAGAGGTACGGTCAAACAGGTGGCGAGCATCGGTTTTTCCAAAACACTCGCTTTGTGCCAATACCAATTCCTGGCCAAGAACCAAAAACCGTAAAGATGGGCGGCTTGATCCAGATGAAACACTTTGCGCAAGGTGGTATGGCTCAAGGCATGCAAGATCCTCGTCGGGCACAGCTGATGGCAGCCATGGCGCAGCAACATCCGGCTGGTCAGGGTGGCCAAGGGGGTCTTGCGGGCATGGCTCAAGGACGTCCCCCAATGATGCAGGGCGGAGCAATGCCGCAGCGTCAAATGTCGCCGCAAAATGCTCAAGGAGGTCTTCAGGGGCAACGGCCGCAAATGCCCCAACGTCCTCGTGACCCTAAGATGGCCTACTATCAATACGGCAACCCACCTGTCCAAGCAAAGGCAATGGGCGGACTTAGCCAAGTGCACAGCATGCGCATTGGCGGAGGTGCGGACGGTCGCTCTGATGATGTGAATGCGGTCTTGTCAGATGGCGAATATGTGATGGACGCAGAATCGGTGGCGATGCTCGGCAACGGATCTTCTAAAGCAGGAGCCGCTAAGCTTGATCAGATGCGCTCCAAACTGCGCCAGCACAAAGGCAAAAATCTTGCAAGCGGCAAGATCAGCCCTGATGCCAAGAGTCCGCTGGCTTACTTGAAGGGAGCTTGATATGGGAGTTCTGGACTTTTTGTTCCAGGGAAATCCACCACCGTCCGTCACGACGTATGGTGAGACAACCTCTAACGTTCCGGCCTGGTATTCTGACTACACCCAAGGCTTGATCAGCAGGGCCAACGCCATTGCTGCCGAGCCTTATCAGCCGTACACCCAGGCCAGGATCGCTGGTTTTGATCCACTTCAAAACAGAGCCTACGAGAACACGGCAAACTTGTCTAGCCAGTACCAACCCCTGCTGGACCAGTCAAGGGCGGCAATCTACAACGCAGGAGCTGGTAGCTCTGTCAATGCTGCGCAGCCATACATCAACCAAGCTCTGCAGTACAACCCTGCAACTGCGGCAGCTGGCGCCATCGGCCAAGCGAGCAACTTGATTGGCCAAAGCTACGGCGACACAAGCTCCTTGGCTCAACCGTATTTCAATCAAGCCAACCAGCTAACCAATCAGGCCATGCAGTCGGCTGCAAGCCAAGCAACCCCGTATTTCAATCAAGCCAACCAGTACACGCAGCAAGGAGCTGCTGGAACTGCTGGTTTGGCAACGCCCTACTTGCAGCAAGCTGCCCTTGGAACCAACTTGGCAGGGTCCGCAAATACGGCGGCTCTGGCAGATCCTTACATGCAGCAAGCTTCGCAACTGTCGGGCCAAGGCGCCCAGACTGGTTTGGGTGGCATCCAAGACTACATGAACCCCTATCAGGAGCAAGTGGTCAACCGTATCGGTGAGTTGGCGGGCCGCAACCTGAAGGAAAACCTGCTGCCTCAGATCAGTGACCGTGCAATTGCCTCTGGTACGTTTGGCGGTAGCCGTAGCGGTGAAGCCATTGGCCGCGCTTTGCGTGACACCCAAGAATCCACCCTGGCCCAACAGGCACAAGCCTTGCAATCTGGCTACACGCAAGCCGGTCAGCAACTCCAGGCCGATCGTGCACGTCAGTTGCAAGCTGCACAACAGCGGGCAGGCTTTGGTCAACAGGCGGCTGGTATGTCTGCTGCAGACTATCAACGCATGCTGGCGGCGTCCGGCCAGCAAGCGCAAATTGGTCAAAGCATGGCGGGCCTTTCGTCGGCTGACCAGCAGCGACTCTTGGCCGCTGGCCAACAATCAGCGGCGCTTGGACAAGCACAGGCGGGCTTAACCGCTGCAGACTACCAGCGTATGCTGGCGGGTGCAGGTCAACAGGCGGCAATGGGTCAATCAGCCGCAGGCCTAAGAGGCGCGGACCTTGCCAGGTACGGCCAAGCTGGCGCCCAGATGGGAGCTCTTGGTCAGATGCAAGGCAACTTGGCAGGAGCCGCCGGTACCCAAAACCTGCAGGCCGCCCAACAAATGGGGGCACTGTCCAATCAGGACTATCAGCGTCTGCTTTCGTCAGGTCAAGCCATGGGCGCACTCGGCCAGCAAACCCAGCAGATGGGCATGCAGAACATTGCCGCTCTGGAAGCTGCGGGAGCTGGTCAGCAGCAACAGACTCAACGCTCTTACGATCAAGCCTACCAAGACTTCTTGAACCAGCGCGAATACGATCGCAACAACATTGCTTTCCTGAACGCCTCTGTTCGCGGCCTGACCGTGCCAACCTCGACAAGCACAGCTTCTACCGGACCAGCCAGCGTATATCAGCCATCGCCGTTGTCGCAATTTGGCTCTGCATTGGCTTCTGGATACGGCCTTAGCAGAATGTTTGGAAAGCCATAAGGATAAAACATGCCATTGATCGATGACGACGAAGATACCGGTACACTGGAAGCAGGTTCACAAGACCAGACCAGTGGGGCGCAGACCCTTGGCTTTTCCTCGTCACGAGGCGCTGCCAATCCTTACACTGGGCAGCTTCAAACTCTGCTGACAAAGTACCTTGAGAACACGGAAAAAGCGGCGACTGATAAGCAAGCCTTGTTGGATAAGGCGCGTGAGCGGGTCATGGCCCGGTCAGCTGGTCCTGATTCGGCAGAGATGGCTTTTCGTTTGGCCGCCGCTCTAGGCAAGCCTACTCGCACTGGTAGCTTTGGTGAGACGCTTGGTAACGTTGCCGAGACGACTGGCGAAGTTCTTGCGCAACGCCGTAAAGCTAGTCAAGAACTAGAGGACCTGAACCTCAAGTACCAGATGGCTGCGTCTGACGTTAAGGGCGAGGGCCAAAGGGCTCAGATCAGTGCTCTTACCACCTTGGCTCGCTCTGCTCCTAGAGATCGGTTGACCGAGATTGAGAAGCTTCAAGAGGTTATCGATGATCCAAAAGCTTCTGAGGGCGCCAAAAAGAATGCGCAAGCTCGCGTCACTTTCCTGACCACTCGCGCGGCAGCCGCAGCTAGGCCCAATGAGATTGAGCAGTTGCTCGCGAAGATGAACGACCCCAACGTGTCTGAAGCGGACAGGGCCGTCTATAAGCAGCGACTGGACAAGCTCAACTACATCCCGCCAGGCGCAGCGCCCGCCACTAACGAGATTGATCAGCTCCTGGCAAAGATTAACGATCCAGCAGTGTCCGAGGCTGATAAGGCCGTCTATAGGCAGCGCCTGACCAAGCTCAACTACGTGCCGCAAGGTCCTGTGGCAGCGGCCGCTAGCGAGATTGATCAGCTCTTGGCAAAGATCAACGACCCCAACGTGTCCGCGGCGGACAAGGCTGTATATAGGCAGCGCCTGACCAAGCTCAACTACATACCTGCGGCCGAAAGGGTGGAACGGGATGATGGAAAGCCGCAATCTCCTGCTGGCAAAGTCGCTGCGGACGAAGGTCTGCGACCGGGCACCCCTGAATACCAGAAGCGCGTCAAGGCCTTGACCGGCGAAGGCAAGGGCATGAACTTGAGTGCCCAAGAGGTAAAGGAATTGTTCGAGGCCGAAGACATCGTCAACGCCAGCAGAGGAGTTCTTTTGAGTCTGGCAAAGGCGAAGGAATTGAGTCCAAAGGCCTATTCTGGTTTTGGGGCGGGAGCACGTCGTACTGTTGCCCGTAACATCCCAGGCGTTGGAAAATCGGAAGGCGTTACTGCCACCACCGAGCTCGAGACACTGGTTATGCAAAACGCCCTTGAGCAGTTGAAGGCCATCTTTGGTGGAGCTCCAACCGAGGGCGAACGGAAGATCTTGCTTGACATCCAAGGCTCGCTCAGCATGGGCGACAAGGAACGCCAAGCAGTCTACACTCGCGCTATGCAGGCTGCTTCTCGCCGTCTTAGGTCAAATCAGGAAAAGATGGATCGCATCCGCAAGGGTGGGTACAGCAGCCGCTCCGCTCCTCAGGAAAATGCAAACGGCGGGCTTATTGGATACGCAGACGGCGGCTTAGTCAACATGGCCGACGGCGGCGAATTCTCAATGGCAAACCTTGGCCGCGCTGTTGGTCAGGGCCTAGGCCTTGGCTTTGGTGACGAGGCAATTGCCCGTGTTCGTGCCAAGATGGAAGGTCGTCCTTATGAAGACGTGGTCCGTGAGGAACGCGAAGCCTATGAGAAGTTTCAAAACAGATACCCTTTTGCTGCGCTAGGCACTGAGCTGGTCTCGGGCGTCGTACCCACAATTGGTCTGGCAATGCTTCCAGGAGCAGGCACCCCTGGTGCTGTGGCTGGATCAGTCCGTATGGGTCAAGCTGCCCAGAAGCTGTCTCAATACATGCCTAGGTTCATGACAGGCACGATGGGCAGAGCAGCCGGAGCAGGAGCAACAACGGGAGCTGTCGCAGGAGCCGGTTCAGCTGTCGAAGGCGAGCGTACTGGCGGAGCTGCAACAGGTGCTGCAACAGGTGCTGTCCTTGGCCCCACGGTTGCCAAAGGCATCCAGCTAGGAGGCCAAGGCGTCAAGGCCGTCAAGAACGCGATTAGGCCATCCACGAATGCCGTAGAGCAACGCGCAACCAACAAGGTGCTTGAGGCTATGGGCAGGGACGAGATGGACCTCGGCATGCTTACGGACCGACTGAATAAAGACATTGATCTCCGCGTCAAGTCCACAATCATGGACGCAAGCCCATCTCTGGCCACGCTTGGCGAAGCCGTTGCAACCCGCCCAGGACCTGGCCGCAAGATTCTTGGTCAGGGACTGAATGAGCGCCTGGAAAGCGGTCGGGAAACTGCTGCTGCCCGCGCCCTTCAAGACGTGGGTAAGGGTGTTGACTACACGGCCCAAGAAGACAAGTTGGTCGGAACCTTGCGTTCAAACGCCAACAACCTCTACGACACAGCCTACGCACATGGGTCTGTGGACGACACCCGCATTCTGAAAGTCTTGGAAGACGACACATTCAAGAAGGCGTTCAGGGAAGCTCAGGCCATTGCCGGAAAAGAAGCAAGGGCGGCAGAACTTCGTGGAGAAGATGCAAGCCGCTTCAGGCTGAACGACATCTACGACACCGACGACAAGGGCAATCTAATCACCGTCGGCAAGATCCCCGATGTCCGCACCCTTGACTACATCAAGCGCGGCATTGACGCGATCATTGACAAGGGCTACAGAGGCGAAGGCATGTCCAAGGCAGAAGCCAACGCACTCAAGGACTTGAAGCGAGCATTTGTCAGCGTCATTGACCAAAATGTGCCTGAGTACGCTGCAGCAAGGGCCAAGTATGCCGGCGACATGGAAGTGCTCGATGCACTTCGTTTGGGCCGCACTGACTACTTGTCTCCAAAGATGCTTCCTGCAGACGCCAAAAAGCTGGTTGACGGCATGTCTGAGGCCGAGCGAGATGCTTTGCGCGCCGGTGTTGCCCAATCGCTTCTGACAAAAGTCATGGATGCTCCCCAGCAGATCAACGCGGCCCAGCGAATCATCGGGGCCCCTGCAACCCGCAAGCGTTTGGAAGCCTTGTTCCAGGACCCCAATGAGTACAAGATCTTCGAGGCGGCTTTGCAGCGTGAGGCTGAGCTGTTCCGCACGGCCCAGGACATTGTGCGTGGAAGTCGCACTGCAAACAAGACTGCTGCCATGGCCGATCTCAAGGCCGGCAACGGCATCTTTGACGTAGCAGGCGAGGCCGTCGACATGGCCACGGGTTCTCCAGGCTCTGTCATTGGCCGCGTCTTGAAATACTTGCAGGCGCGCACGTCTCTCGATGAAAAGACCGCTGGCGAAGTGGCCAAGATGCTGAAATCAGGCACGCCCCAGGAGATGCAAGACACCTTGGACCGCCTGAGCGCAAGCAGCGCCAGGTTCCTTGAAGACAAGAACGTCTCTGCTCGCCGCCTTAGGACAACTTCGGGTACCGTTGGAGCAGCTGCTCCCAGCACTAGCTTAGAGGCACCTGAATCAGAGGCTACTGCAGATGAAGACGAGGACGATGGCGCCAAACTCCAAAGGCTCTTGGAAAAATACAGCAAAGAGGAATAAGCTATGGCCTACGATCCACAAGGCGTCTTTTACGGATCTGATGAAGACCTGGGAGCCTTAGAGGCGAAGTACAACAAACCTGACTTGGCCTCCAGGATTCCGGGCCAGGTTTCTACTTCTCAACCTGAAAGACCAAAGTCCCTGCGCGAAAGGGCCGCTGCCGTTCTTACGCAAGCCAATCCTTTGATGATGCAAAGATCATTTCAGGACATGGCCAGGACCGTAGTCGGCGGGGCAGCTCTTCCTGTTGTTGCGCCCATCAGCGCTGGCGTCCAGGCTTTGAATGCCTTGCCTGGCAATCTGTATCGCCGCGCACGTGGCGAGCAAGAAGTCAAGACTCCATCGGCAGACGAGTTGATGCGCAGATATGGAGAAGCAATTTCTCCACAGACACCGGCGGGCCAAAACTTTCAAGAGGGTCTTGGCAAGGTCATGGATACCCTTAAGGTGCCGCACGCATGGCCAGTGGTTCCCAATACTCCCCGCAGGCCGCTTGTAACACCAACCGATGTCCGAGTAGGAGCTGGTCAAATCAGGCAAGTGGCCAAAGAACTTCGTGAGACTCCAGCAGACTTCCAAGCAGCTCAGTCTGGTTTGAGGCGTCAAAATCTGTACGGTGAAGACACCCTCGGTGTGAGAGTGCAGGCGGCCGCAGATGCCCTTGGTGATACCCTTGATCGCCGCAGATCCGCAGGCCTTTCAACAGTTCCAGGGGTTCCACAAGCCCTGGCTCCTGACACCAAGCTGTATGCAGTAAGGCCCAAAGGAACCCGCATTGTTCAGCCGAGGGTCCCTGAGTCTGCCAAAGGCTACGCACCTGAATCCCAATACAACGCCCTCGATGACATCGTTTCCGATATCTACGGTGACACGCCGGCTGCCCAGATGCCGCCTGAGATGGTGGCCTCTGAGTACGCGGATCGCTACTTGCAGCCTGATTCGGACTTTAACAGGGCGATCACCAACTATCGCAAATTAAAGGCGCAGGAGATGTTCCCCGACGCGCCAACTCCCGTAGACGCCCAACGGGCCTATGAAGTGCTCTACAGCAACAGAACTGAGCGAGCCAGACGGCAGCTGGCAGATGTTGAAGAATTCCTTACCAACGTAGTCCCCGAGTATCGAGAAACAACTCCAACGCCGTCGGAGTTCATGCAGCGAATGGCAGAAGCAGAGCGTGTCCTCAAGGGCCCGTTCACAACTTTCATCAGCAAGAATGTTGGAGCTGAAGGCGATCCAACTGTTAAGCTTGCTCGCCAGGGCATTACCCTTGAGGATCCGGCTGTTCTTGCAGAGGCCGGTCAATTTGCAGACACAAACCGACTTGCTCAAAAACGTATTGAGGCCGGGTTTCCTGCAATGGGCAGCTTTTATGAAGAGCGCCAAGCCAAGACAGGCGAACTTGACCAGCTCAACACAGAGATTCAAAATCTTGAAGACGTCCGTAGGCCTTTATTCGAGCAGGCCCAGGCTCAAGGCATTGACCCCGCGTCAATCCCTGGATACGCAGAGACCACAAACCCTTTGCGTCAAAAGCTTCGTCAACGCGAGCAACTTCAAGGCGAACTTGAAAATATCAGGTTGGCTTCTAACGTTGAGAACATCAGCGACTTTGCCATCAATCCAAAAACAAGGGAGCAGTTGCTAAAAAACCTCCCGTTCACCGAGCAACAATTTTTTCCCAGCGTGACTAAGGCAGGAGAAGGCGAAACGCTCTATACGGCAAATAGGACTCTCCTTAGAGAACTGGGCTTTGAAAAGCTTGGCAAACAACTCGCTGAAGACATCCTGACGGGCCGCGCTGGCGACACGTCTAAGCTGACCATTGAAAACTACATGCGCGAAAAAGGCCTTTCGCGCATTGAGGCTGAAAAAGCCGCTAAACTTCAAGAACAAAAATACCGTGAGGCGCTTCAAAACACGCTGCTTGAACGTCTTCGCACCGACCAAAACGTTCAGACCTTTGGCAACGCGGCCATCATCACGCTTGACGAAAACACGCCAAGAGACGTGGCCATGCGAGACATGAGCGCAGACACGGCGGTCTTAGACCATTGCGTCGGCCAATGCGGAACTGCTCCCCAAGGCCGCAAGAACATCCTGACCGGCAAGCAGCAGTACTATGAGCCAGTCATTGATCCCATTACTGGCCAGCGTTCCGACAGAGGCCAGTCTGACACAAGCTACGTGAAAGACTTGGAGAACGGCCAGCAGCTTGTCAGCGTTCGCGACGTCAATACCGGGTTGCCGGCTGCGACGCTCCAGCTAATACCCACAAGCCGGAGCAGCGCCCTTCGCGATGGAAAATTTAGCATTGGCTACGCATCAGGCGCCAAGAATGGCCCGGTTGCTCCTGCCTATACAGGCGCAATCAAAGACTACCTAAACAGCCGAGCTGATTCGATCATGAGTACGGGCGGAAATCTTTCCGACAACACCGGCATCTTTGACAGTACGAGCCCGGCCGAGTTTAAGCGAGCCGCACGAGAGGCGGGCGTTTTGTCAGCTAATCCGCACGCGTCTCCAGACGAAATAATGAACGAGCTAAAGTTGTCAGGAGGGCTTCCTAGGTTTGTCACCGTTGACGATATTAAGGCCGCAGCTAAAAGCTTGCCGAGCACCGAAGTGGCCGTTGTTGACCAAACGCCAGCAAGAGCGCAAGCAGAGCCTGCGATTGATCTTGTTGCGGGCGACTGGGAACCTGATCCGACGGCTGTTGCCAATCAGGGAGCAGGATTGCCACTTGCTGGTCAAGATGTCTACGATCTAGCTGGCCAATATGACGTTCCACCCGCGATGATTAGAAACATCGTGGCAGAGGTGAATGGGGCGCCAGTTGGTCCTGATTTGGCAGAGATGGCTTTTCGTTTGGCCGCTGAAAGGGCTTTTGAGTTGCAGAATGAAGCCTTTACCGGAGCAGGTAGGTTTGCAACTTTACAAGAAGCAAGTCGTACTGGCGCCGTTCGGCTGATCAGAGACCTGCTAAATGAACTCCGAGATGCCATTCGAAATGAAAGACAGCAAGCCCAGTTGCCCGCTCCGCCTGCTCAGATTGCCGAGTTCACGCCAGTAGCACGCGACATTCAAGTGATGTCTAGGCAAGACTTGATACAGAACATGGAACCAAGGGGCCTTGACCAGGCTAGGGCTCTGGCCAACCAATACTTCAACGAAAACGTCATTGACGGAAACAACGTCACGATCAGCGCCATGACTAACATGCTCAGGAACTACAGAATAGGTCCGCATGCTGGCGCGAACCCAGACGTACGTGAATTTGCGGCTCGCGAACTTGAGCGCCTGCACAACGACTCGATGATTGCCGCTGAGCAAATTTTAGAAGGTCTATACGAGGCACTTTACTCAGACCTGGACCCCCCAGAAATGGTTCAGCAAATAGACAGGGACATCGCCAGCCTGGAGCGTGGCGGAGCAGATACTTGGGAAAACCTGCTTGGGCTGATGGCAGAAGACAACCCCTGGAACCGCAACATCCAACACCACCTGATTGAATTCCTCAGGCCCCTTGCAGACCAATACAGGGAAAGACCAGGCGCGGAAGGCTTTGCAAAAGGCGGCAGGGTAAAGAAGAAACGCAAGGCCAAGAAGGCAAGAACACCTCCGGTTGTCACCAGAAGGTCCCCAGAGCTCGCCGAAATGCAATATCGATATGGTGGCCTAGTCTGCTGATCCGAGGGTCTCCTACCAAATTCCCTATAGATGATATTTTTAGCCAAAAAAGAGTGTATCAATACAACCCATTTTGACTTCGCGGAGACTTAGGAAAATCGAGCGAACGATAGCTCTTTTAGTTGTTTCCCGTACCAATACACTCTGTTATGGCTCTAAAATTGCACTATAGGGTTTTTGGACTCGTCTGGTACAAGTCCTAGCAATTATTTGCAAAAAACCGCGTGCTGCGTGGTTTTACGCGCTAGAATGCAACTCATGCACAGCAATCCTGCTTGCATAAACAGAAAGAAGAAAGAGAGAAAATCATGGCTCACGAAGTTGAAACGATGGCTTATGCCAATGAGACCCCTTGGCATGGCCTTGGTACCCCCGTCGCTGACAACCTGACCCCCGCCCAGATGCTGCAAGCCGCTGGCCTCGACTGGAAAGTTCGTAAGAAGGCCTTGGTCGTCGACGATCTTGACCACGTCTTGACCAGTCACTACGCGTTGGTCCGCGATACGGACAGCAAGATTCTGGGCATCTGCGGCAACGAATACACTCCCACCCAGAACAGCGACGTCTTCGAGTTCTTTGACAAGTTCTGCAAGGCAGGCGACATGAAGATGGAGACCGCCGGCTCCCTTTGCGAAGGCAAGCGCGTCTGGGGCCTTGCCAAGATCAACGGCGGCTTCATGCTGGGCGGCAAAGACGAAGTCGAAGGCTACATCTTGCTCGACAATCCGCACATCTGGGGCCGCAGCCTGCAGATCTTGTTTACGCCAATCCGCGTAGTCTGCAACAACACGCTGACGGCGGCCTTGCAGAACAATACGAACAAAGACAACACGTTCCGCATGTCGCACGATCGCGCGTTTGACGACGAGATTAAGCAGACTGCAGCCGAAAAAGTTGGTCTTGCAATGAAGTCCTTGGACGTCTTCAAGCAGCAGGCCGAGTTCTTGTCCAAGAAGCGCGCCAGCGACCAGAAGGTCATGGAGTTCTTCAGCAACTTGATCAACCCCGCCCAATACCAAGCCGCTCTGGTTGATTCAGAGTCTGGCGAAGTCAATCGCGCAGATCTTGGACGCACGGTCAACCGTCTGCTCGACCTCGTGCACACCCAACCAGGCGCTGATCTGAAGACATCGGCCGGTACCTGGTGGGGCGCATTCAACGCCGTGACGTACTACTACGACCACGTCGCTGGAACTGATCAAGACAAGCGTCTGACAAGCGCGTGGTTTGGTTCAGCAGCAACTCGTAAGCGCCAAGCACTTGACCTCGCCGTCGAGTTTGCTGAAGCCGCCTAAAACTCGGGGGCTTCGGCCCCTATCTTCCCACTCTAGGAGAATTTATGGCAAACGCCAGAGGAAAGTCTATTGACAACACCCACCTGAGCATTGATCAGGCGGAAGAGCGCGGGTTCATTCATCGCGACTACATCGCTCATTGCCTTCGTTGGACGCACGTTGCAAAGTGGATGGGCAGCCCTAAGAACCGCAAGGACTGCAACTTGCTCGACATTGGCTGCGGCAGAGATGTGCCACTGGCAAAGATGTTGATGACCAGCCGTATGGCTTCAGATGGCTTGACCTACATTGGCATCGACTACAACAAGCTTGAGATGCCAAAGGCCTTTGAGAACACCAAGTTCAAGCCGACCCTGATAGGCAATGTTGCCTTCCCAGATTGCGAGTTGCCCATCGAAAAGTTTGATGTCATCACCAGCTTTGAGGTGCTTGAGCATGTTGAGCCGCTTCATGCCTACAAGATGCTGGAAGGTATCCGCGACCGCTTGGCTCCAGAAGGCGTCGCATTCGTATCTACTCCTGTCTACGACCCGCAAGTTGGCGCGGCAGACAACCATGTCAACGAGATGACCTACGCCACAGTGCAGCTGATGCTGCAAAAGGTTGGGTTGGAAGTTGACGACCACTTCGGCACTTTTGCCTCAATCAAAGACTACAAGCAGGTGGTCGAAAAGGAAGACATCGATGGAGTGTTCAATCGCTTGCGTGATTACTACGACAGCAACTATCTGGCAACTATCTTTGCCCCGCTTTACCCAAACCACTCACGCAACGTGCTCTGGCGAGTCAAATTGCCGAAAAGTCAAGCGCTATTCGCGCCAGCAAAGTTTGCAGAACTCGCGCAACCGCTCTCCAGCAGCGACGCGTGGCAGCCACTGTTCGACTACCTTGGAGAGTAAGCATGGACCTCTTCAACATGGTGGCCGAGTTCCACAAGAAGTATGGACTGGAGCCAACTGTTCAGCCTGACTTTCCAGTAGAAGAGATCTGGAGGCTCAAGAACAAACACTTGCAAGAAGAGCTGGACGAGATAAGAGCGTCAGCAATCAACGGCGACCTTGAGGAGTATTTTGACGGGCTGATTGATTTGGTCTACGTGGCACTCGGAGCAGCTTACTTGGCCGGCCTTCCCTTCAACGAGGGATTCAAGCGAGTGCACGAGGCCAACATGACAAAAGTTCGTGCCTTGAGGCAAGAAGATAGCAAACGCGGGTCAACCTATGATATAGTGAAACCTGCAGGATTCGTGGCCCCAACGCTTGCGGACCTCATCAGAAAGGAGAAAGAATGAAAGGCCTTATTGTCATTGATGGCTGTGATGGGACAGGCAAGACAACTCTTGCTGAAGCTATCTGCAAACGTCTCAACGGTGTTTACATACACAACACGTATCGCTGGCCTACAAAGATGCCGCTGTATCATACAGCTGCTCTTCATCGTGCATTAAAGCTTGCACGTACAAGACTTGTAGTCATAGATCGTTTGTGGATGAGTGAAGCCATCTACGCAGAGGTGTATCGCAACGGCAGTCCTTGGCCTCACATGGGTCGCATGATTGACCGCATTGTCCGCAAGGTCGGTGGCGTGTACATCCTGGCTCAATCGCCAAAGAACCACAAGGAAAAGTTTGAGCAGCTGAAGTCAGAACGCGAAGAAATGTACGACAACGTTGATCGCGTACGTGAACGCTTTGACCAGTTGTTTGAAGGTGGTTTTGCTGGCCATGACCGTGACTACGCGCAGCAGCTGTCCGTATTTGGCATGCGCAGGCGAGATGACGTGTTGCCTTATCGCTACGACGTTGAGGGCCGCAACATCGATGTCTACATCGATATGGTTGTGTCTGTCTTGCAATCACGACTGCTCAAGCAATATGAGCCTGCCCTGCACTTGCATACCAAGAACTTTGCAGGCCACTTGCATGAAGCAAAGATCATCTTTGTCGGCGACAAGGCTAACAGCAAGATGCGCGCAGTCAGCTGGCCTTTCTACGACTTTGGCAATTGCAGCGAGTTCTTTGCAGATGTACTGCATGAGCTTTTGTTTGATGAGACACGTGCGGTCTACGTCAACGCGCACGATGGCAATGGCCCGTTATACGTCAATGATTGCCTGCGCGCTAAGCCTTACATGAGGGTCATCTGCTTCGGCAATGGCGCCTTTGGTACCATGACTGAATTCACACGCAGGATCTGCAAGGTCATGCATCCATCTTATGCAAAGCGCTTCAACAAACGCGCTGAGTTTGTTCAAGAACTTAGGGAGCTTATCAATGGTTAACACTACCAACATGAATTGGCAAGGTTTGCTCGACATCATCACTCACCATGGCGAAGAGACAAGTCCTAGAGGTAAAAAGACAAAGGAGCTGTTGGGCTTTAAGTCAGTGATTGACATGAACCAACCTGTCATCACTATCAAAGAACGCAATCTTGGCTACAAGTTTATGGCCGCCGAAGCAGCTTGGATCATGTCAGGCGATAACCGAGTCAGCACCATTGCCCCGTTTAGCAAGCAGATCAGCAACTTCTCTGACGACGGAATTCTTTTCTTTGGCGCTTATGGCCCAAGGATTCGTGACCAATTGGCGCACGTCATCCAGGCCTTAATCGGTGACCCTGATTCACGTCAAGCTGTCATCACCATTTGGAGGCCAAACCCTCGTGCGTCTCGCGACATCCCATGTACCATCAGTTGCCAGTTTGTGATTCGAGGCGGCAAGATTCATTGCTTCATGAACATGCGCTCGTCTGATGCTTGGCTTGGCGTGCCGTATGACTGGTTTAACTTCAGCATGCTGTCAGCTGGTGTTGCCTTGCTGCTGCGTGAGAAAGGCATGAGTGTAAAGCTCGGAGCCTTGCACTTCTACGCCGCTAGTCAGCATCTGTACGAAGAGAATTGGTACAAGGTCGATGCTTGTTTGAGTGGTGAGATCCTTGGCGATTACGCCCCCATAGACCTCGAGTACTTCACGGACTATGACCACCTCGTCAACCACTTGTGGACGCTGGCGCGAGGCCATGTGCACAACGGTTTTCTCAAGGAACTATCATCATGGAAAGGTTGAGCAAAGATGAATACTTTTCGCAATTGGCTCTTCTCGTTGCTCGACGAAGTACTTGTGCTCGGAGGAGTGTGGGCTGCGTTCTCGTATCTCATCGTGGGCATATTCTCGGTACTGGTTATAACGGGGTGCCTCGTGGTCATACTCATTGCACTGACGTGCGCTGTCCCGGTGCTTCTCTGCCTTCGGGCACTGGCCTGGATGTATGTGAAGCTATTCATGCGGAACAAAACGCTCTCCTCCAATGTAAGGACGTGGAACAAATAGACACGGCTTACGTGACCGCCATGCCGTGCATGACTTGCACTAAGCTTTTGTTGAACACAAGCTGCAGGCGCATCGTCTACGTCGATCCCTATCCTCATGAAGCAGCTAAACAACTCTGGACAAAAAATGGAAGAATCATCGTATCAACCTCCGAAGCACTTTCCAAATCTGCTACTGGCGAAGCGCATAGCTATCGACTGCGAGACACGCGACCCGAATCTAATGACTAAGGGTCCCGGCGGAGTTCGCAAGGATGGCTACATCGTGGGATTTTCCGTTGCCACTGACGATGGCTTCGCTGAGTACTACCCTGTGCGTCATGCAGCAGGCGGTAACCTCAACCCTGACAACGCGTTTGCTTGGCTTCGCGACATGCTGAAGACAGACATTCCGAAGGTTGGCGCTAACTTGCCGTATGACTTGGAGTGGCTGTTGACCGAAGGCGTCAAGGTTGGAGGCCCAAAGTACGACGTGCAGATTGCAGAGCCTTTGCTCGATGAGGATCGTATTACCTACAAGCTTGATGCTCTTGCAGAAGCCTACCTTGGTGAGCGCAAGGATGAGACGGCTCTGATTGCTGCAGCTGTTCGCCGCGGTATTCATCCTAGCAAGGTCAAAGAAAACCTCTGGCAGTTTCACGCCAGTGAAGTGGCACCTTATGGGCGCAAGGACGCGGACCTGCCGATCCGGATCTTTGCACAACAAGAGGTCCTGCTGCACGACGAGAAGCTTTGGGAAGTCTTCGACATCGAGACTCAACTGGTTGACGTGCTGGTGGCAATGCGCCAGAAGGGCGTGCCTGTGGACCTTGATCGTGCCCACAAGGTCAAGGCTCAACTACTTGATGAGCAAGGCCAGCTCACGGAGCGATTGAAGAAGGTTGCTGAGCGGGATGTAGACATCTGGTCTGGTGACGATATACAGGCAGCCAGTGACGCATTGAAGCTGGATTACCCAAAGACTGAAAAGGGGAATGCTAGTTTTCCCAGTGAGTTTCTTGAAGCTAGCGAGCATGAGTTTTTCTCCTTGATTTCGAAGGTCCGGAAGCTTGACCGGGCCGGTGGAGTATTTATCGACAGCAAGATCATTCAGATGGAAAAAGATGGCAAGATCTACCCAACCTTTCGGCAGGTCAGAGACGACCGTGGAGGCACAAAGTCCGGGCGTTTTGCGTCGGCTAATCCGAACATGCAACAAGTGCCAGCTCGAGATCCGGTGTTGGCGCCTCTTATCAGAAGCATCTTTGTGCCTGAGGAAGGCTGTCAGTGGGGTGTCTTTGACTACTCGCAGCAGGAGCCTCGCGTCACGGTTCACTACAGCTATCTACGTGGCTTCCCTGGCGCTGAGACGGCACGGAATCGTTATCTCGACGATCCTGATACTGACTACCATCAGCTTGTTGCAGACATGGCTGGAATTAGCCGAAAGAACGCTAAGACGCTGAACCTCGGTTTGGCCTACGGTATGGGAGCTGCAAAGGCTGCAACCCAGTTGGGTTTGCCGCCGGCCGAAGCCAAACGCGTCTACGAGCAGTACCATGCCAACGTGCCCTTCATTAAGGCACTGGGCGAAGAATGCACGCGGATTGCAACCAACAGAGGCTACGTCAAGACATTCCTTGGACGCCGCCGCCGGTTTCAGTTGTTTGGTCCACCCAAGTACAGCCCAGGTCTGATCCCATTAAAGAAGGACTTGGCTGAGGAGAAGTACGGACTCCCCTTGAAGCGTTACTTCGTCCACAAGGCGATGAACGCCGTGATCCAGGGATCATCGGCAGACATGATCAAGCTAGGCATGATCAACTTGTTCAAAAAAGGCGAGGTCCCGCATCTGACCATTCATGATGAACTGGACTTCAGTGTACGGGACTTGGATCATGCCCGAATGATTCGTCAGGAGATGTTGACATGCGTGGACTTGGTCGTGCCATTGAAAGTAGATTGCGAGCTTGGGCCCAACTGGGGAGAAGCGGTGGAGGTGAAGCTATGAAGGAGAGCCAATTCTGGGCTTTGGTCAAAGGCCACTTGCCCGGACACGTGGAGCGCGTCGAGAATGCTCTTACAAGAGGGACTCCTGATGTAAACATGTGCCACAACTCATCAGAGCTATGGTTAGAGCTCAAGATTTTGGATGCTAAGGGCAACTGTCAGCTTAGGCCAGAACAGGTCCTCTGGCATCGTAAGAGGCAAGAACATGGAGGCCGTGTTTTTGTACTGGCCCGCAGCGAAAACTTGTTGAAAGTCTTGCAGGTTCAGCGAGAGATGGATCTCTATGAGATCTGGTCCTGCAGCAAGCCATTCGATTGGGAAAACATGAACAACTTGCTTTTTAACGTCCCGCCCTTTTGCACTGAGTATGTTGTGCGCCATGCACAAGTTGGAGGAAAACAATGACCGTCTATGTGGTTCAAGAATCGCCGAAGTTTAACCTGCTGCCTGCAGCAGAGTACGGCGACTTGCAAACTTTGTTGCCACCGGGGCAAGTGATGATGGCCACGGCGCCAACTATCCGCGTCTTGCGTGACAAGCTCAGGAGTTTTTCGGACAGCGATTTTCTGTTGGCTATTGGTGACCCCATCGCCATCGGTATGTCCGTCGCAATTGCCGCTGGCTTTAATAGTGGCAAGATCAAGATGCTGAAATGGGATCGCCAGGAGCATCGTTACTACGCCCTTGAGGCGGACCTTACAGGAGCACGACATGCTTGAAATAGAAATGTTGGCCGATAGCGCGGGTTCCCCGCCTGCCGGCCTTGGCAAGATCAGTACGCTCGCCGAGCGCTACACAGATCTTGATGAAGAGATCAAAGACACGGAAACGCGTCTGAAGGTCTTGAAGGAACAGGCTAGGGAGATTGCTGAGAAGCAGTTGCCTGACGCCATGGCAGAAGTTGGTGTGGCAAAGTTTACGCTTACAGACGGTAGCGAAGTGTCCGTTAAGCCGTACTACAGCGCCAAGATCAGCGACGAGAAACGCGAGGAGTGCTTTACTTGGTTGCAAGACCACGGTCACGAAGCGCTGATTAAAGACGAAGTCGTCCTGACATTTAACCGTGGTGAGCATGAGAAGGCCGAACAGTTTAAAGCCCAGCTGGAAGAGCAGGGTCTGGACTATTCCGGCAAGATGGGTGTTCATCCTCAGACTTTGACAGCATTCGTCAAAGAGCAAGTGGAAAGCGGAGCCGAATTTCCTCTTGAACTTTTCAACGTGTACATCGGCCAAATCGCCAAAATCAAAAGGAGTAAGTGATGGTTAAGAAAACTGAAGTGGCTGTACAGCAGCCGACCGCCCTTGTGGCATTTGCAGACGACATGATGGCAGACGCTGGTCTCGGTTTCGAGAACGTGTCAGCAAACGATGTCGCTATCCCGTACCTCAAGGTGCTGCAGGCCTTGTCGCCTGAACTTCGCGGAGTCACCAAGATCGCTGGTGCTGAAGAGGGCTTGATGATCAACACCGTAACAGGCCAGTTGATGAAAGAAGTCCGCGTCATCCCTTGCGCCTTTAAGAAGAGCTACGTCGAGTGGACTCCTCGCGAAGCTGGCGGCGGTTTAGTCAAGGAACACTCTGACGAGAAGATCCTTGATAAGACTAAGAAGAACGAACGCAATCAAGACGTGCTGCCTAATGGCAACCTGATTGTGACTACCGCGTATCACTACGTGTTGGTGTTGTCTGATGGCGGCTTTGAACGCGCCTTGATTGCTATGTCATCGACACAGCTGAAGAAGTCGCGCCGCTGGCTGGGTCAGATGATGGCCTTGCAAGTTAAGGTTGGTGACAAGTCGTTTACACCCCCGCCCTTTAGCCACAGCTACCACTTGGGAACAGGCATGGAGACTAAGGACGCAAACAGCTGGTACGGCTGGTTGATCAATGATCCGGCGATGGTGCAAGATCGCGGCATTTACGACGCGGCCAAGAAGTTTGGTCAAGACGTAACCGCAGGACTTGTAAAAGTTGCTGAACCGCCAACTGATGCACCAGCCGCTGAGGAAGATGATGTCCCTTATTAAGGAGATCTTTCCTAGCCTTGGTATGAATTTTGGACGATCAGATGATCGAAATCAAAGCGCAACCAAGAAGGGTCCTGGCCGCAAACACAAGCAAGGCGCAACAAAGGGTAAGTCCAAGGGATCTACTTACAAGCGCTCGGCAGTGAGCAAGGTTCAGGTCCAGCAACAGACTGACAACGTGGCAAACACACCGTTGAAATCTGCTACGCGGGGCGGTTAAGTTTAGGGGCGGCTTCGGCCGCTCCTCTCATCAACAACAACGAGAAAGAATTATGCTTGCACAAAGATTCATGGCGCTTTTTTCAGGGCACACGGGTGCCTACGGGACCTATGACATCGATGGCAAGAATACCGGCTTGAAGGTTCAGGGGACAGCAATCACAAAGAGGGCGCCGGTCACGGAGCAGCTATGGGATGCACACCTAGCAGGAACAAAGGGAATCGGTATTGTGCCAATCAGGGAGGACAACACATGCCTCTTTGGCGCGATTGACATTGATGAATATAAGAACTTTGACCTTAAGGATGCCGTTGACGCTTGCGCTAAGGCCAAGGCTCCTGTAGCGGTCTGCCGCAGCAAGTCTGGCGGTGCCCACATCTACATGTTTTTCAGTGAACCGATCCCGGCAGCTGATGTCAAACGAAAGCTCGGTGAGTTGGCCAGCGTGATCGGCCAT